GTTCCATATTCTGTAACGATAGTCATTTGGAAAATACCAATGAAACCAGTATGATCACCAGACAATGTATCTGAGAAAGTGTCAGCCGGAATCAAATGAGCTAGGATGTATTCAGTTGGATATTCACCCTCAGGAAGAGGAGTTCCACTCTTATCACATACAGGCACGTTATCGAAATATACAGGCAAGTTTGTTGTCTCAGTATAACTTAGTAGAGCATTGGAGAATATTTTACGGATTCGCGAATGGCTCATTTTATTCTCCTTTTATCTGTTTAAAGCAATAGCCTCATTTACAATCCGTGTAAATATTGCTTCGGTAATACGAACAACACCATCAGGTGCTTGTTTGGAACTACCATATTCAAGGTCATACCCATATAAAACATGGTTCTGAAGATAAGCAATCTGACCAGCACTAAAAGCATTTACCTTTGTTGCAATTTCAGAAAGCGTTGCAGAACCTTCTTTATCCTCTCGGGTTAAACTTGAATTAGAACCAGTACCAATGGATAGTTGCCAATTACCTTTGAATCGACCAGTATCAACAGGAGACAATGTAACAAGGTTCCGACCAATCTTTAGAACAATTGTTTGTAATGTTTCATCTATCTTTACGTTAGTCTCTTCAATGAATCTTGCAATCTGATCTTCAAAACTAACCATATCTCACCTGCAATTTCCAACCACAATCTAATCCGTTGTCATTGAACGGCGAAAGATTAATGACTCGAACAGTCTTATCAAGGAAAGTGAATTCATCACCGATCGATGGTCTTGGTATATCAGTACCGTCTGTTTGTACAGGCGATAAGTAAATTTGGAAGTCACCATAGTTGATGGCTTCATTGTTGTAATTGAACTCAGTGTAGTTAACCCTTACACCAGAACCGATATACTCAGTTTCGATAATAGGATGAATACCACCAGTTACTTTGTCATAACCACCACCACTCTTCTTCTTGAAGGTGACAGGTACACCTTTACCCTTTGGTTGAGGAGCCAATTGGCGAATTACCATAGCTCTCATTCGGTTATGAAATCCAGCCATTAGCATCCACTCCTACAACTACCCCACAAACCGTCTTTATCACAGCGTGCAAAGTCCAGCAACTTATTCTTATCAGGACAATCTTGACCAGCAAACCAAGGCATCAAATTAGCAGGTGGAAACTTACCAGTTGTTTTAATCAAGTAATCCAACAGCTTTAGGTAGTTGGAACTAGATGAACTGGAAATCTGTAATTCACCAATCACTTCACGTGAACTCTCACCAGATACAAGGTAACCAGCAGAGATTGCAAGAGTGACAGCAGCACGGTTTACATCACCACGACTCGCTTTCAGAACAGAAGCATATTGTTCAGGAGTAAACATTGGATAGTATGGACCACCTTCAATGTCACCAATCATAAGAGCAAGGAGAGCAATCTTTTCTTCATCAGTCATTTCGTTCTCCATAAACAACAAAGGGCTAGCACAACGCCAGCCCAATGAGTTATTACATCTTAGGTGAAAGCTACATCGAAAATAGCGGCTGGGTAGAGAACGCTGTTCATGAAGTTAGAACCAACCTTCATTTGAATCAGATCGTCTTCGTCATTCAGACGTTCGAAGTAGTAACGACCAGCAGCACGCTTGTTGATTGCACTGAAGGTGTTAGCTGGAGCGTAGTAAGTCTTGAACATACCACGAACACCGGTTGGAACCGCAATTGCTTTGTTAGCCGCGATCCAAGGTTGGAATACACCAGCAGCATCTTCGTAACCACCAGTACCAGCGTCGATAAACACCAGACCCCACAACTCTACGGCACGGAAGTTTGCACTGTAACCAGCAGCAACATCTGGAGTCTTCAACAGCAACTTGTTCAGGTCTTGAGCGAAGTATTTAACAGCCTCAGTCACGAACGGGTTGGTGTATACGGCGTCGAAGAAGTCAGTACCACACAGCAGGATCAGCTTGTTGTAGTTACCACCAGACGAACTATTACGCAGAGCTTCACGCATTGCACGGACCAGATTGGAGCAAGCGATACGTGGATCGTTCGAACCGGTCAGGTTCAGAGTCATAGTCTGACGAGTAACACCCATCTCCTGATAGAAGTCAACGGTGTCGCCATAGGAAGTTGTCAGCGTACCACTTGGTGCATACACAGTACCTTTGGTCAGCAACTGCATACGAGCAACGTCTTGAGTCAGGTCAAAAGCGTTGTTCATGTAGGTTAGCTTTTCCAGACGAACATTAGTTACTTCTTCCAGAACAGCAGCTTCTTGAATCGAACTAACTTGTGCAACACCATCAACGTCTTGTGGCTTAATTGAATCTTGCAGTTCAAAGTTAGGAAGTTTGATTTGGATGAAACCTTTAACTGGTTTCGAAACCATGCTGTCAGCTTTAGCTTCCCAGTTCTTATCTTTGATCAGATGGTTGCTGTAAGTGGTACGTTGAATTTCGATTTTCTTCTGGGTAACAAATACTTCTTCGAACAGACCAAGTTGGTCGATGATCGAAATATTACGAGGCAGTTCAACCAGAATGTCGGTCAGTTCAACATATTTACCTTGCGACAGGCGGTCAATATTCTTATCGATAATCAGAGACATTATATTCTTTCCTTTTGTTTAGTGAAGGGACCATTTATGATCCCTATATCAAAATGTGAAACTAAGATTAGACAGCTTTCAGATCAGAGACATCATCCAGAATCAGCAAACCTTGTGTTTTCAGAAGCTGCTTCAGTTTTGGATATGCAGTAGTACCTAGTACAGTTGCATAGTTGGCTTTGATGTAGAACTCTTTGAACGCAGCGTCACGAACAATACCGACAGCATTGAACTTACCAGCAGCAACAGCCTTCGGAGTGAAGTCATAACGGAACGAGTGATGATCACCAAATACAACAGCAAATTCATTGGTATCAACAACGTCACCAGCAACCGCTACTACGGTATAAGGAACGGCAACAGCAGAACCCTTTGGACGTGCAACAATTGCACCAAGTGGCAGAACACCAGCCGGGGTAATATTGATGTTTTCATTGCTGAAGTGGAAATCCTTGTGATCAATAACCAGATCAGAAGCGTATTTCAGCAGTTTAATGTTAGTGTAAGCCATGGTTTGTATCCTCTAATAAAAGTTTTGATTAACGACGAGCGCGTGCGGCTTCAATACTTGCTGTACGAATAGCTTCAGTAGTGGACATAGGAGCGTCTTCTTCTTCAGCGCCATCCTCACCCAATGCGACGAAACTAGCAGCGCGAGCAGCTTTAGCAACACCCAGTTGACCGACCATAAAGCTAAAAGAAGCTTCGTCCAGAGCAGACATGTTGGTCATGTACGATTCAAGCTCAGTCTCAGGAACTACTTCAGCCAGAGCGGCCTTACGAGTTGCAAGAGCGGCTTCGGCAGCAGCTTGTGCAGCATCAGCTTGTGCTTGTTTAAAGCCTTCCAGTTGGGAAGTCAGTGAAGCAACAAGCTCGGTTTGAGCAGTAAGCTTTTGAGTGAATTCAGCAAGGGCATCATCCGCATTAACGCGAGCAATTGTTTCTGCACTCAGCAGTGCTTCTAGTTCTTGGAGCTTAGCCATTTCTGTCTTATCCTCACGGTTCATAAATTTCAAGGCACCTTTCATGGTGTTCCCTCCTTTGTTGTTTGCATCAGCAGCATCAGCTACATAGTCATAGAACTCTTCAACAGTCATTACCGAATCGGCAAGTCCAAGTTCAAGAGCTTCGTTTGCCATAAAGACATTTGCTTGTGTATTTTTCACAGCCTTGATATCAAGTCCACGATGAGTTGCAACATGACCAGTAAACGATTCGTAGAGAACATCTACTTGTGTTTGCAGTCGCTCTTTAAATGCATCAGTAAACGAACCATCAGCAGCGAAAGGAACTTTGTCTTCACCTGCTGTAATAAATGTACGTTCAATACCTGCTTTCTCAAGCTGTTTGCTATTGTTCATCAATTGGATCAGTACACCAATACTTCCGACTTGACTATCAGAAGACATAACAATCTCATCAGCAATACAGGAGATTCCGTATGCCGCCGAAGCAGACATACCATCAACATAAGCAATGATCTTGATACCGTTATCGTCAGCAAGTTTACGAAGGTAGTTTGCACTATCCATCATACCGTGAGCTTCGCCACCACCAGAGTTGACCATCATTACAACAGTCTTTGCTCCTTCTTCAACGAAGTATTCCATCTGACCTTTAAGCATCTCATAAGATGTACCACCACATAGTGCTTCCCAGCCAGATGTGCGATAAGTAAGTGGTCCATCAATGTACATAACACCGGTTGCAGTGTCAGAAACATAAGTTGGACCACCGAAGTCATCCAATTTAGCTTCAGGGGTTACGTCTACAACGTTCCCTTCGATTCGAGAGTTAACATATTCCATGATGCTATCGAAAGAACTTTGTTCAATCAGATGCGGAGTGTTAACCAACGAACCTTTGATTCGAGCTAAGCTGTGAGCCGCCATTAATATTCCCCTTATATTTATCTAACCAATTCTGATCAGATGAAGGAATCCATCCGTTCTTAAAATGAACATAAATCATAGAATGAATACTGGACAATTTATCGATACCGTACTTCTTGCAGATGTGACCACCACTCAAACCATTCAATCTGTCAACGTAAATAACATCAGCAAGTGACCAAATTAAATGGTTTGTATTCGTAGCCGATCCAGAACCACGATGTTTACTCAACCACCTTTCTTTCATTGAATTACTCATTGATTGAAGGTGTTCGGTTGAATGCTTTCTTCCTGATAGAGACTTACTAAGTGCGACACAGTGTTCAACGGATCGTTGTTTCTTAATCCTACCAAGCGATGACCTATCACCACCTTGTGAGCAGTTCCAACCGATTCGTTCGTCGGGTCTTAGTTTATTCTCTAGGTCGTAAACGTAGTCAACATCACCAATAACTAAAGTATCAACCACCAAACCATGTCTCCCATATTTACGAAGAGCATTTTGAAATGGTAAGTTTTCATTCTTTTTAGCTTTTGATAGATGTTGACTAAATCTAGTCATTACTGGTTGACTTGTTACACCGACATATCCTTCAGTAAACACATCTTTATGTTCAGGAAGTCTAACCCAGTAAACAAATGCCATAAGTTAAGTTCCTTTGTTAGCTGTATTTGGATCACCTTTTGCACCTGTACCATCACCATTGCTACCCGGAAGACCAGACTTCAAACCACCACCAGACTCAGAGGTAAAGTTTGTCATCATCTCTCTCAGCTTCTCAGGAGGTGTGTCGTCAGGAACTCGATAATCAATACCCACGCGAGCGAGGACAAAGTTAACAACTTCAGGAACCAATGGAATCAATCCAGTTGCTGCTGTCTTTTGCAAGTAACTACCAACACTATCAAGTGTCTCACTGTTAGGTAGATCAAAGTCAAAGAACGGTACAACCTCAGTGGACCAACCATTCTGTTCAAACAAAGTAGTAACCAGCTTATGGTTCAACTGATCCTTGATTTCATTCAAACGACTCTTAACTGCCATATCAATGATGCTGACCTTGGATTCAGCAAGAGAGTAGCTACCGCCACTTCCACCACCAAGAGACAATACGTCTGCAAACAAAGCAACTTGAATTGCACGAATATATCGATTGATAATTGCATTGACATCATAAGACTTCTGACCTGAGATGTTCTTAATCTCAAAGTCAAACATACGATTGCCTTCACTATCTGTAAGCATTGGCAGGATGAACCCGCTTTGTTTTGCTTGGTGAGCCCGTTCCATCATGCGAGTGTACATCTCGAAAGATGCTGCACGATCAGGGTCACGGTCCTCAGTCAGATACTCAGACGGTAAATACAGAATCTTAAATGCGTTGTTGTCTTGTGCAACACCAATCGCTTCAGACTCTTGATACGCCAGTTTCATCTTCCATGGTTGCCATGCAGAAACCAGAGGAGACGTACCAGATGGACTATCATTTTGTGGATTGTGTCGGAAGTGTAAACATTTCTTAATTGGAATGAACTTTACACCAACACCATCACTATTATTACTTACTTGTTCAACTTCCCAACCACCACGAAGAACCTTACGTTCATTCGGGAGGATTACCCGTTGATCAAAACCATCAATCTCACGACCTTTGTTCTTCCAGTACCATTCAACGATAGTACCTTGACTACGACCAGCCAGTGCTTCAATACCGACCAGACCGTCATTGAACTTACTACCATACTTGTGGTTACGGAAACGGAAGACCATCTCAAGTAGACTGAAACCATAACGATTGAATGTCGCAGCGGTTTTAATTGTCTGCGTCCAACTGTTACGCATGTCATCCATTACTTCGGTGAGATATTTCTGTTGAGCTTTAAGAAGCGCCTCACTCTCTTTTGGTGCGCCTTTTGGAATCTTAACACTCCATGTGGCTTCAGCAACTTTACCCTCTACAAATTCAAGTGCAGGAGCAATGGTGTCATCATGAGACATCTGCTTGAATGTTTTGAACGCTCGGGGCCATCGTAGCTCGTGTGAGCAGTCATCGAAGACTTGACCACCAAGCGTAACCAGACCGGAATAACCTGTCTCACCGTATACAATGGCTGGAGCTTTTTCATCTCCCTGTGTTAAGGAGATGGTACTTTCTGCTACGTCTGCCATCAGGCATTCTCCTTAACTCAGAGGTGATCTATTTTGTAGGTTGACACTCGACAGAGCTTGTGCCATATTAGGGATGTTGACACGTTGAGCCAGAATCGATGTAGCGTCTGAAATACAGTCGACCATATCGTCGTGACCTGATTCACCGCTGCGTTTCTTACCATTGAAGCCTTCCAGCTCACGGTACATGAAACTGTTATTACTATCGATGTTGTTCTCAAGATCAAATGCACATCCTTTGAGGAACTGAACATGACCATTCATTGCAAGAGAGGAGAAAGGACGGAAGCGATCCAACTTAGATTGGGTTGCTTTCATTGTTCTTACTCTGTATCCTCTTTCACTGAGAGAGCGTGTCAACAGGCTTGTTGCAACTTTGGCAGAAGCACCGGGATCAAGTGGGATAATAATCTCACAATTCTTACCATCTTGTGCTGCATATCCAAGGATGAACTTTTCCCAGTCACCATACAATATACGAGTTCGCACAATATCATGAACGAAGTAATCTCCATTCTTCAACTTGCTAATCTTCGCACATGCAGTATAGTCAGGACTTGGGTTACCAGAAGATTTTAATGTACCAGCAAAGTCATATGCTCTTACTGTTCGTACAATCTCACTAGCAGGTGGCTCTACAAGAGCTTCTTCACCACACCATGCACGTTGAAAGTATGTACTACCTTCTTCACGTGCAGTCCAGTCACCAAGCAACAAACGACGCATTTCAACTTCAGGCAATGCTTCAAGGTTTGACATGTACTCAGGTTGCATTTCCATAAGTGTAGGGTTGTCAGCAAGTGTGCCTAACAATACTTGGAATGCAATTGGTTTAACTTGTTTCTTGTGGTCAAGTGGTAAATGTTTCTTACCATACTTCTCAAGCAACTCTTCACGAGTTTCACCCCAAACCATATCACCATTGATACGGAGACAATAACGTGTAATACCGTTCTTCTCAGGATCAGCAATACCATGTTGAGGGTGACCTTCTGGATACAACCACCATTTAACCCAATCAAACAGGAAACTGTCAGGATCAGGGTTACATGATAACCAGATAGACGGATTGAGTTTAGCACCAGTACGAAGACGTGACACCAACCACCAAATATGTTCTTCGGAGGCGTGTGTTGCTTCGTCATAAAATACGTTAGATAGTTGAAGACCTTGATACTGTTGTCCGGCTGCATCGTTCTCATAGTGAGAGAATGTTACCGAAGCACCACTTGGGAAAACCAGTTTCTGATCTTTCCATTTAATCTTCAAGTCAGGGAATACTTTCTGATACAGTGCGAT